GACGCGCACCACCAGCACCCATGACAGCTTGAGCGCCACCAAGACGCAAGGCTTGCTGCTGGGCCGCAAGATTGCCAAGCTGGCCAGCTGCACCAGTGCGCAGTTGAGCGCCTTGCAAGCCAGCGGCTTGATTGGCAAGGTCTGCTTGTTGCTGACGGGCGATATCTGCCTGCTGCAAAGCCATGGCGTTATTGAATGCTTGCTCGTTCAATTGAGTGCCAAGAGCGCCAGCCTGCTTGGCAAAGCCTGCATTGGTTAGACTTTCAGCCACACCTTGGCGCGATCCACCAAATGCACGGGCAGCGTTTGCACGCTCACCCATCTGCTGGATAGCCATCTGGCGTGAAGATTCCAAATCACCCAATGCATTGGCTCGCACTTGGCTTGTGTAAGGGTTCATGTAGTCGGCAATTGAGCCGATCTGCTGTGACTGCATTGGTTGAGGCGCTCCACCTTGCATTCCACCGGCCATAGAGGCTGCGCCACCCATTTGAGGGGCTGGACCGCCCTGCAATCCACCAGCCATGGAGGCAGCGCCACCCATTTGAGGCATCATCATTTGAGCGCCTTGGGGAGCCGCTTGGCCACCACCAAGTCCTAGGTTTGCTCTAGTCGCTTGAATTTGTGTTGGCTGGTAAACACCGCCATAAGCAGCCATTTGCGCGGCCAAGTCCGTTCCAGCAATGCCTGGTCCAGCCAGAGCTGTGTTGACCAGAGCCTCCTCGCCTGCCATGTATAGCGGGTTATATCCAGCAAACTGCTGGACCGGCAATGCACCGGCCACATTCTTAGCCTGCTCAAAGTTGGATAGAAATGCGGTCTTGATCTGTGGATCAATCGAGCTTGTAGAGGTTGTGCTTCCACCTTTTGACATGATATTTTCCTTTAATCCAGTAACGATCTAATTTTCTTGGCGGGTATTTTGCCTTCGTTGATCATGTCCAAAAGTCCACGGCCATACTTATTGACTGAAGACTTCTTGATCACATACTCACCGCGCATCATATTGACTTGGCCCTCATCAGGACCAGCAGGGTCAGGGCCAAAGACATTGGTGATCAATCCACCCATGGCCGCACCAGAGCCTGGAGTTCCATCACTGCCTGGAGCATTTCCAGTGGCACTAGCAGCCGCTGCCGCAGCAGAATCGGCAGCAGTTGCAGCTGCTGCGTCAGCAGAAGAATTAGCACCGCCACTAGAGGATGCATTAAGAGCTGCCGCAGCTCTAGCAGCATCCGCTGCATCAGCCTCTGTCTTATAAGCAGAAGCCGCTTGGGCATACAAAGCTGGGTTAAAGCCACCCATGGACTGACCAGACAGGGCATTGGCGTATGGGTTGCCCAATGGCTTCATCTGGCCCATGATCTGGCTGTAGGGTGATCCAGTGCCACCAACCACATTGGGGTTGTATTGAGCGCCAGCTGGGATGGACTGGTAATTTTGAAAGTTTTGCTCAAAGGTCTGAGGCCCAGTCGTGGGCCGTGTAAAACCAACTGGACCAGTGGGAGCCACTGGGTTCAATGGCCCAGCATTTATGAATGGATTGGTTTCTGGAGTTCTTAAAGCAGCCAACTTGGCGGCCTCTGTATCTGCCAATGTTTTTTGCTGCGCTGCAAAATCAAGCGCATTTTTTCTTTGTTGTTCAGCCCACGCTACTTCATTTGCTTTTGTTTGGGTATCTGCCTTGGTCTGTCTTGTTGCCAATTCAGCCTTTGCAGCCTTGTCGAATGCAATCTCATCTGGAGTTTTAGGCACTGCCAAATCCATTCTGGATTGAACAGTTTTAACATCTGAGCCAGTTACTCTGGCCAAGTCAGCAGCATCAATGCCGTATTGGTCCATGGAGCTTTTGATTTGCGCATCAGTTAAACCTTGGGCCACAGCACCTTTGTATGCCTCAACCAAATTTTTGTCGTATTGCTCTTGAGTAATCCCATTGGCCAATGACCATGCAAGACCGGCAGACTGTTTGGCAGCCGTAGCTGCTGGGGCTGCTGCCGCTGGGGCTGCCGCTAGTGGTGAATTTATTGTGATTGGGGTGGTCGGTAGCGTTGCAGTAGGAGTCACTGGGGCCACATCCAAAAGGCCGCCACTTGAAACCGGCTCTGGTGCAGCCTCCTCTGGCGTAGCCAAAAGACTTGGTGCAACAGCATCCACCCTAGACTGCACGGCTTCAGTAGTAACGCCAGTGGCACGCGCCACATCTGCTGGGTCAATTCCCCATTTTTGCATCTCTTTGGAAATTGCAGCATCGTCTAAGCCTTGGCCTTGTGCGCGTGTTAATGCATCAACCAAGTTTTTGTCATACTCTTCCTGAGTAATACCATTGGCCAATGACCATGCAAGTCCAGCTGAAGTCGCCATATCTATTCCCCTAAAGTTCCTTTGCCAATACAGACCATTGTGGGCTGTATCCTTCATCTTTCAAAAATGTCTTTGACCAGCCTCTTCGGCCTGCCAAGGTCACTCTGGTGCAGCCAATAGACTTGCCCCAGGACTCGATCATTGGTCTCATCCGTGAGAGTTCATCTAGGTCGCCACCAGCCAGAAAATAATGCAAATTCTTTAGCCTAGGGTAGACAATGATCTCTGTCAACACCACCGATTCTTTGGCAGGCCACAGCTGTAATTGCTGTTTCTCAACCATCTCAGCGACATCGTCAAAATTATGTGTGCCTCCGCTGTATTCTAAGGCAGCCTCCACATGGTGGCGCAGCCTCTCCAATTGTTCTTGGTCGCTCATCTCTTTCCGGCAGGGACAGCATCAAGCCTCACCACCCCAATGCGCCAGTCAGCCAGTACCGCACCAGTCACCTTCAAATTGACTTGACGCGCTGCAAACCTCACAGAAGTTGGATTTGCTGCCGTATATGGTCCAAATGTGGATTGGTCGCCTGTGGGGTAATTGCGGGTTTTAAATGAAACCACCGCCTCACCCAAAGTTTGCTCGTCTGGAATAACTTCACGCACAGACATGATGTTGTCGCCATTGCCCAATTGCACTGGCCCAGACTCAGCATAGACGCTGGCGCTGTCATAGGCAAAGCCAACTTCATGGTCATAAACGTAGCCGTCAACAGAAACCGCCATTGGATTAGAAAACACCCCAGCATCAGTGCCAGCAGTTCTGGCCAATGTGCCTATGTTCCAGTGCTGCTCTCTGTAGTTGTAGGTGACATAACTGTCATTCTCATTGCTTGCGCTACTTGGGTAATACCACCAAATCTCACCATACTGGCTGTTGTGGACCGCATAGACCTTGGATGACTGATTAAAGTTCATATTGCCAAAGACATAGTCGGACACATCACTTGGCAGTGGCTTGACGTAGCCGTCATAAATCCAAAAGCCCGCCTTGCTCATCCAAATGGCAGCAGTGTCAATGGCCGCGACTGACTGGGCCGAAATGAGGCCGCAGCCACTTCCAGCCTTTTCAAAGCCATAGACAAATGGCGCGCCAATGTACTGGGCCGTGTGGACATCCACATCGGTAAACAATAGATTGATGCCCTTGACCCTTTTGCCAGCGATCAGTGTGCCAGGCGTGGCCAGCTCATAATCCCCAGCCTGATTGCTGGCTGCCGGTGTCCAGACAGTGTTGTTCTCTTGGTCGCACCACTGGACTTTTCTTGGGTTGCCACCAGCGCCAAGGGCAAACATGATGCGCTCGGCAGTCACCATGACCGCCTTGTTGCTTGTTGGGGCATTGGTGATGACAGCTGCAAGTGTGGGCGTTGTGAAACCCAATTGCCACTCATAGAGCTTGCCATCCGCATTGGAGCAAGCCACTAAATACTCACCCCATGTGTCCATGGACCATGTGGTGGCCGGAGAGCTTGCACCATTGTCTGGCCTTGCAGTGCCATAAGCCAATGTGCCATAGGTGCTGTATCCATAGCCTGTCGTGGACAAGGCACTGGCTGCACCAGTTGTGAATCCGGTTGGTGTAATGTCTTTAAGTGTTCCAAGCTCATCCATGGCATAAAGATTGGAATGAGTGCCTGCTGCAATATATCGGTCAGCGCTGTTATCGCGCCAAGTGATAAACCCTCGGCAAAGACCAGTCATTTGCCCAGCTGCTCGTTTTCTCCAGCCGCCTATGGGGCGTAAAGTGTTCTCGTACCAGCGCACTAGGTTTGCGTCATACCAGCGGCCTGCTGATTGATACTCAGTGCCGTTTCTGTAAATGCCTGGCGGTAATTTAATTGGTATGTACATGGCAGTATTTAGGTAATGTTTGACACAAAGCTCATCGTGACGATGGCCGATGGAGTGGCTGGCCGTGTGGGGCTTGTTCCAGCAGCGTAATGCTCAATGGAGACACCAACATCGCTCACTCGCCACATTATCTCAAGATAGTCAGTGCTGTTCATGCTTGCAAAAAAATTCAAGGCTGCAATGGTGTGACTTGGATCGCCTGATGATTTTCTGGGTGAAAGATTAAATCTACTGTTTGAGTTGTCAATGTTTGTGCCATTTTTTCTAAACCAGATTTCAATGTCTTGCGTGTCATTGGTCGTGTTTTTAACTTGAATAGAAAACTGACAGTTCCAGATTCCAGCATCGACCACAGTCAACCTCGATCCACTGGCAATGGTCACGCCATTGGAAAAGTCTGTGGTGTTCAATGTGATGGCATAGGCCGTGGTAGTGTTTGCTGCAGTCTGGTCAGTCGAGTCTTGAAATGCCCCATGCGGGTTATTCATAAACTTGCCGCCCTTTGGTCCAAACAAAGACCCCAAGACTGTGGTCAGTTTTCTGAAGTAATTATTGATTGACCCATAGTTCTCATTAAAGTGCCTGCGCTCATACCCCTCTGGGGGGAAGCCCAGACTGGGTATCGATGGGGTCTCTAATTGCTGCTTTGTGGTCATGGCCAATTATGTCAGGACAGACAGTGCATGGTTGATGTGTTTGATCCGGTCATCGAGGCCAATGAACCCGCCATTGATCTTTTTGGTCAAAGTTCGGTAGTCTTGACTATCCGCATACTGGTTGAGCTTGTGGGTGTCCCAGAACCATCCGGCAGTCAGCGCTGCATACTGGGGCGTGGCCACTAGCTCGGGCTGCATGATCAGGTCCACGCCAAGCGCCTTGCCTGCATGGTGGTAGTTCGCTGACCCTGTGAGCTGGATGCAGCCACGGCCTCTAAAACGATACCCATCCCCACTGGCCTCATCCCTGTTGCCCATGCGTGAGCTGTAAACAGTATTGGCAATGAGCTTGGGGTTTCTGGCGCAGGCTTGGGCCTTGGCAGCGTCAAAGCGCTTGGGCCAGAGCTTTTGCAAAGCCTCGGCCTTGTAATTCAAGTTCTCTTCCAAGATTCTGAAGTTGCCACACTCATGGCCACACTGGCCGATAAAGGCAGCCTGTCTCAGTGGCGTTGAAATGTCAAAGCGCTGGAAAGTCTCATTAAGCGCATCGACCCACTCTGGACCAATGTGCAGTTGCTGGAGCTGCTGACTATTGACCATTGACAAGTCTCCTTACTTCTTCGTAGGCGCTGGCGCAGGCGTTGAGCTTGGTGATAGCTTTGTCTCCTTCGGCTGCGATGTCGATAAGAGCTGCAATAGTCTGTCGCTCAGATTCGCTTGCATCGGACTGGCTGGGTTGTGTATCTCCAGTGGCAGTGGTGGCACTTGCATTGTTTTGTGGACAACTTGGGGCTGGGAGGCGCAGCCGACCAGTCCTAGCAAGCTCATGCATAGCAGACTGCTTTTTCTTGACATCATCTTGGGCCTTTCTGAGTTTCGTTTCCTGATCTTGCAGTTTCTCGCCAAGCTCTTTCTCTTTGGCTCTGGCTTCATCATTCTTTTGGGCAATGGCAATCTTCATGTCATTGTCCCTGTCTTGCCAGCCAAAGTGATAGCCACCTCGGTAAGAGCCAAACAAGGCAATGCCGATTGCCAGGGCGATATAGGGTAGTGGGATGCCAAACATCAGTCTGTCTCCTGTCTGGCCGCTGCCAGTTGTTCGCGCTCATGGTCATCTTCAAGATGCTCTGGTGGCGTGTCTGGTGGTGGACCAGGTGTCCAAGACTCGTCTAATTCTGGATTGGTCCACTTGGGCATAGCGCCAAATGGTTGGCTGGGGATGCCGTTGGTGGTGGCATTGAACCCGTGGTTGTTGCTGTATCCATATTGGCCTTGCATGGGCTGGCACATTGGCTGACCCATGGGTGGTGGCTGCTGCCTAGAAGTCATTGCCCGTTTGCCGATCACACCGCCAATGCCGCCCACAATCAGCAGAACAATATCGTTCAGCATCTTGGTGTAAGCCTGGTCAATTGGGGCCATGCTCTTGATTGGCTGGGTCACAAAGGTCACAGAGTACAAAAGAGCAATCACGATAAAGAAAAGAATCAGGGTGACAGCAAGCACCACAATGCTCCAGACCCTGACCTCGATCTCTTCAGTTGTTAGGTTTAACTTCGTCAACTTTTTTCTCCAAGATAGGTGCGACTAAATACTCAGGGCAAGTCTGGGTAAACATACATCTAGGCTTTTGGCATTCTGGCGCGTGAAATTGGTCAGGATTCTGGCACTTATAGCGATATTTTTCTTCGCAGCCAGTGAGCATTATCAAAGCAATTGCAAGCAGATATTTCATGTGTATACATCCACAGAATTAGGTTTGACCCATTGTGTCTTAATCTCTTTGGTCTTATGCGCCAGTTCTGCCTGCCTGTTCAAAATCTCCAGCTGCTTTAGATTCTGCTGATGCATCACCCTCTGGGCCTCTCTCAGCATATTGGCATTGATCTGGTAAGCCGTGATTTTCATTTTCCAAGCCCCACCTTTCCAAGCAGTAAATTGACAATTCTGTCAGATAAGTCATCAGGCAGAAACTTGAGAAAACCTAAGAAATAAAGCGCCACACACCCGTAAACGAATATCTTGAGGCACATATCAAAGGTCTTCTGATACTCATTCATCTGCCACCACATCTGCGAGTCGTTGCACAAAATTCCATCAATTCATTGACCCCAATGAACACCAGAAACAAGACAAAAGCCACACCGCCAATGATCATGGCTATTTCATTCATTTCATCTTCTTTGGCTTTGGCTTCTTTTTCTGCTTTTTGTAAAGCAGCAAGTTCTCTGGCATCATCCCTGTCCATTTGAGCCTGGCGCTCTTTGATCTTATTCCACGTCAAAATCTGACCAGAGGTCATAAATAGCATTTTCAATTCTTCTTCAAAGGCTCTCGCTTGCTCCAGGGCCATCTCGATTTGAAGTGCTTGGCCCATGTTGGAGCCTTTGTTTTTCTTAGCCTCAAGCAAGGCTTTGGTGGCCACGCTCTTGGCATCAAACATCTTGCCGATCATTGGGGCAAGTGAGCCTAAATCATTGGCCACCTTGCTGGCCTTCTTGACCATGCTGATGGCGCTTTGTATCCCTGCTAGGGCCGTTAGAGGGTCCACAATCATTTTCTCTTCTCCCACTTGAGACAAACAACCCTCCGATTGTAGACATCACCGGTCCAAGACCACCTGGTGCATCGATATTCGGCAGTGGCTGCTAATAGGACCAGAGCATAGATCATGGCCAAAACAAAATGATGACAGTAAAGCACCAAATGATGGTGGCCGTCAGTAAGGCCGCAGCAATGAATGCCACGGCCCAGTCTTTCATAGCCCGAAAATCTTCTTGATGAATTCGGCAGCCACCCCTGGTCCAAGCAAAACGGCCAAGATTGCTGCATAAAGCAGATATTCAATCTTGGTCATGCGTCTGTCGCCATCCTTTAAAGTGTTGGCGATAGAGCTGTATCGCTCGGCACAGATTGCCTCATGCACCGCTAGGCGCTTATCTGTGTCGGCATCCATGATTAGGCAGATGCGGATTCAGCAGCCGCTTCAACAGCCAGGCGCTGTGCTTCACGTTCAGCCGCAATTCGTGCTTGCTCTGCCTGATAAGCACTAACAACTTCAGCAGTCCATGCTGTATTGCAGATTGCAACGACATTAGCAGGAACGCCTGTCAGGTCTTGTGCGGGTGTAAGACTTGAACGATGAAATGTTTGGCTGATTTGATTGCTGTCTTCCATGATGCGTGTGGCTTCACGATAAAGAACGATGCCGTTCTCTGTTACTGTGATTTGGTCAACAGTTGTGGTTTTGGTAAGTGACATGATTTTCCTTTAGTTAGTATCCGACCTGATAATCCAATCAGGTTAATTAAGAAACTCGATATGTTACGTTGAACCAAATTTCAGTTCCAACTTTTAGCAATCCTGCGCCTTCTGTAGCAGAAGTTCCATTTGTAAACCTGATGTAAAACTGCGGTTGACCACTAATTGTATAAACCCAAGGTGTAAGCGAGGCATAAGATGAAGCAGTATTCCAAAGTGATGCTGAAGCATTAACTCCATTTACACCAACTGAGGCTACAGAAAATGGTAAATTACCAACACGCAATATCCCACTTGGGGAACTTATGGTTGCAATGTTAAATGAACCACAAACATTGACAATATTACCAACTTTTGTGTAAACAGACGTTTGCCCACCAGTTGTTGCACTTCCAAACTCAGTTAATACTGTCGGTGTAAAAGTCCCTTCCTCATAGTCATCTAGCGTATTAGCGTCTGATGATGCTGATTGAGTTGCGGGGAATGTGATGCCTGTACCAGTTTGTGAAACTGCACCTTTTAAGGCAAGTGACTTATCTCTTTCTAATGAAAGCGCTAAAGTAAAGGATATAGCGTTTCCTGCTGTGCCTGATGGGGCTTGATACCAGTAAAACGCACCATCATTGGCTAAAGTAAGCCTACTAGCAACACCATTTGTAGCATAAGTGTTATACGCAGCGTTTTGACCTAAATTTATTTCATTGTTTTGACGGGAAGTAAGACCACAACCAACAGAACCAACATCAAGTCCTTTGTTGCCACCCCAATAAATACTCGGTGTAACACCAAGACCTAGATTAGAACCATCAAATTGAAGCGCAGAGCCACTTGTCAGAACCTTTGAGCCGTTTAAATAAGTAACTCCGTTTGCTGTGCCTCCAGAGAGGGTTACAGAACCAGAGGCAGCTAGGGTAGTGAAAGCACCAGTGTCTGCTGTCGTAGCGCCAATGGCAGTCGCATCAATCGTGCTGGCCGCGCCAGTCACCACCAATGTACCGGCCACACTCAAAGTCTTGCCAGCGCCAACATTAAGGCCCACGCTTGTGCCAGTACCGGCAGCTGCAAACACTGCATCGACTGAGTCCAAGTCGGTGTTGATTTTGGTCCCCCATGAATCTGTTGACGCTCCAACTTCTGGCTTAGTCAGTAATAGGTTGGATGTAGTTGAATCTGCCATTAAATGCTCCTATGCGGCTATTTGCCAAGATTCGCTATTATCCGCAATTGGTGTCCAACTTTCACTGTTGTCGCCAATTCCGGTCCATGTTTCTGATGTGTCTGTGATCGGTGTCCAGGTCTCTGCATTGTCAGAGATTGCATTCCAAGTTTCAGCCGTGTCACTTTCTGCCACCCATTTTAGATTGCCAGCAATCGTCATGGATGACTGGCAAGTGAAATTGATGGCAGCGTTGCTTCTCCTGATCGCGTTCACGCTCATGCCAGACTCGGCTGCAATCAGCACCGACTGGTTGACGATCACGCTGGTGGCCACTGTCATCGTGGCAAAGTCTTCAATCAGAATCTGGACAAGTGGGACCCTGACCCCATTGACCGACATGGTGCTGGTGTCTACCGAGGCAAATGCCCCAATGGCCACCCGTGTGGCCGCAATGCTGGCGCTAGAGCTTGCCGCAAGTGTCGATGCACCTATGGCATAGCGCAAAGCGCTTGCGGCCATGGAGCTGGTGCTAGAGGCCGTTGCCGAGGCATTGGCCACCCTTTGTGCAGCAGCTGATGCACTGCTAGATGCTGAAACCGAGAAAGATGCCGTCTTGACGACATTGGCCGCGACTGTCTCTGTGCTAGAAGCAGAAACAGAAAACGCACCTATGCAGATGCGTTTTGCTGAAAATGCCGCAGTGCTAGATGCGGCAAAGGTGGCAGCTCCAAGGCTTACGCCATAAGACCAATTCCCTTTGCCGTATGGACCAGAGCCGTAGGCAGCCATGTCATGTCAATGTGACATCAAGGTCGCCAGCTGGGATGCGCAGCACATCGCCATCATTGATGGTGCGTGCTGTGGTCAATGCCGCCCAGGCTAATAGATTGCCGCCAGTAGATGCATCAAAAATGCCAGCCCAGCCAATTGATCCCCAGTTGCCACCGCTGGCAGCTGCAAACTCGATGGCCGCTGCGTTGGTTGCGTTTGTGGGGCTTGTGCCAGAGACAGTGATTGTGCCGGTGGCCACTCGCGCATAGGCGTTGCCTGAGACCTCAGTGCCACCACCCGTGTCAGATGGTGCAGCCGTGAATAGGCCAACATACCAAGCCGTGGGGCGTGTGGCAGAGCCTGTGGTCAAGAGCCAGGTTAAAACTAGGCTTTCTGTAAAGTCGGTAAAAGATGACATGGTCTAGTCCTTATCCAAAAGTCTTTGCACGGGTCAGCAATGCACCACCAGAAGATGCACCGCGATCATCGGCAGTTTGTGAATCATTCAAGGCTCGCTCATAGAGTGTTGCCCATGTCTGGATTCTCGCATCATCTTGCAAGTATGGTGCAGCCTGTAAGAGCGCGCCATACAGATAAATGTCGGGGTTTGCAGTCAAAAGCCAGTTGGTGGCCACACTGCTTGATAACTTTGTCAACTTTGCGTAATAGGTCAGCTCGGTCGTGTAGTTAGTGTCTGGTGTCGGGACAATTCTGAATTGGCCACCGACCACACCAAAGAATTTGGGTTTGCCGCTGGCCGTGTATTTGGTCATCTCATTGTCAAGCGCATCAATGCTCAAAAACGACAATGGGGTCTGGGGGTTTGTGCTTGTGAGCTTGAGGGATTTGGTCTCCAAGAAGTCACTTGGCACAGCGCCATACTGCGCATCAAAAGACGCATTGGCCCTGACGATCATCTGCCTGGTGCGCAGTGTTCGTTCCACTTGTGCCTCGGCCAGAGAGATAAAGTCAGGAATGACAGAAGTCAGGTCGGCTCGGTTAAGCCAATCACCAATGGATGTCTTCAGCTCTGTGTATGTGCTAAGTGCCATTATTGGGCCTCTTTTTCCATCTCTTCTTTCACAATCCAAGTGTGTTCATGGCGAAACTCAAATGTGCCAATGTGGCCAATTTCCTTTGAGACATCATGGTCGATGTAGACTTTGTAGCCAAGCTCTTGCGCTTTCTTACAAAAGAACACATCCTCTCCCATGTAGCCCCGTGTCGTCTGCCAAGGCATATCAAACCATGGCTCACTCATGCCCTCAAACACCTCGCGCTTGATCAGCATTATGCCAGTGCCAATGCTTCCCACCTCTTCTAATCCAGTCGAATCTGGCATGGTGTAGACCGCCTGGCGCTTGCCATTCTCGTCATAGTTTTGGGCAGTCGGGCCAGTGGGCATTCTTCTGCGTGCGCAGTTGGCGGCCACAATGTGCTTGTCATGGGCCAGCAGCTTGCCGACCATGTCCTGTGGAAACGTCATGTCCGAGTCAATGAAGAGTATGTGTGTGCAGCCCTCTTTCATGGCATCCAAGCAAAGGTCAGCCCTTTGGTTTTGGATGATCGTGCCTTGCATCAATTTCAGACTGATTGCATCTGTTGTGTTGAGTGTGTGATACGCCACCATATTGACCATGCAATATGTGTAATTGGTGTGGACCTGATCACGGGCCGGTGTGCAGACTGCAATGTAGTTCATACTTTCCCAGGTCGTGTTCTAAAAAATTGGTTGTCGGAGTCGTTGAGCCAGCGCTTCATGTACTCCTGGTCATCGATCTTGCCCTCGGCCTTCATCTTGTAATAAAGGGATTCGGGGATGGATGCCACCAAGTGCCATTCACCGGTCCAGTTGGCTTTCTCATCCACAGCGTTATAGATGGCCTTGTTGGCCTCAATCACCGCTGTGACATCTTGTTGGGTCTCAATGGTCACATCGCCAGTTTCTGGGTTTTCATGCCAGATGCGTTTGATGCCTTGATCTTTGTTTTCGCTAAATAGTCTTTTGTGAATCATTTTAAAAAAAGGGCCAAGTTTCCTCGGCCCTTTCCGTTGACCTTCCGATTAGGAAGTAATCAGGTCTGCTGCCAGACCATGGGCATTTTCAGCCAACACTTTATGACCCCACTCCACGATCAGCATACGCTTTTCAGCGTCACCAGTCTTGGCTAATTCAACTTGCTGATAAGGGCGCA